CGAGGACCGTGAGCGTTCCGTAGAAGGCGCTGCGAACGACCTTCTTGCCGTACCGGGTCAGCACGCCCTTGCGAGGAGTGAAGTCCTCAGGGGCGAAGATCGTCGGCGTGACGATGAGGGGGACGTACGGGGAGTACACGTAGCCCGTCTCGAGGTAGCTGCCGCCCTTGTAACCGATCAGGATGCGGTTGCGGGGGAAGTAGGGGTCCTTGTAGACCGTGAACCGGTTGGACAGGGTGCCGATCGCCTCTGCACCGATGGTGAAGGGGCTGCCGACCTGGCCTTCGCCGTCGATCGAGAACTTCGGCTTGTAGAGGACCGAGGCCTCGAGGATGGTGGCGACGTCCGGGCTGGTGACCATGAAGTTGGCCGAACCGCGGAGGGTCTTGCGGTGGATGGTGTTGGCGCAGTCGATGATGGTCTCGACCAGGGTCTCGTACCACTCGCGGACCGTGCCGGTGAACTGCGGACCGATGCTGAGCGAGGTCGTCAGGGTGACTGCCGTGCCCGTCAGCTTGTTGACGAACTTGCCAGGAGCGCGGCTCCAGTAGAAGTTCGCGCCGTTGGCCTCAGTGACCAGGTCATTGAGGATCTCGCGGTCGATCTCGAGAGCGATCTGCTCCGAGAGGATGCTCGTCAGCTCGACCTCGGCGTCCATCGAGTGGTACGCGTTGAGGTCCTGTGCGAGCTCGGGGGACCAGCGAGCGCGGAGCTTGCGGGTCGTAGCCGTGATTGCGATCGACTCGATCTTGATGTCGATCTCAGGGATGACCGGCGAGGGGTTGACGTTGAAGTCAGACTCGAAGGACGGGATCGTCAGCGTTGCACCCGAGTTGCTCGAGTCAATGCTGAACTGGTCCGTGATCGCCATCGACATGCCGACCACCGTGTTGGTGCCGCCCGGAAGGGCCGGGGTGCCTGCTCCCGTCATGCCGGCGCCGTTCCAGGTCGTGCCTTGGGCGCCGTTGAGCGGCGAGACCACGAAGGACGAGGAGGTGAAGTTACCGCGCTTGTTGAGGCGGCGGAGGTTGAGGACGCCGTTACCGCTCTGGTAAGACTGACCCCAGACCTGGAAGCTGGATGCCGAGGAACCCGAGGCAGCGAAGACCGCGATCTGCTCGACAGCGAGGAAGTCGCCTGCCGGGATGTTGGCCGTGATGTCCGCAACGTTCAGGTACATGAAGACCGCGTTGAGCGCGGAGGCCTGCATGTCTGCATCGACCTGAGGGTCGAAGTTCATCAGCTGGCCGTTGACACCGGACATCGCCGAGACAAGGCCGCCGACCATGAAGGAGCCGTTGGTGTTGTTCCAGGCGCCGATCTGGCCGTTGGAGCCGGTGGTGTACGGCGAGCCCGAAGCGCCGCCGATCCATGCCTGCTTGTGGACCTTGGTGTAGCCCACGTTGACCAGGTCGTACATGCCGCCCGTGGCGAGCGATCCTGACTGGACGCCGCGACCGACCGGGTTGTTGTAGATCGACTGGCCTGCGCCGTACGTTGCAGCAGCGGAGCCCAGGGCGCCGTCGCCACCAACGTTGCTACCGTAGGTGTAGTCGAGGTAGAAGATGAGGCCGGAAGGCAGGCTCATCGGCTGGATCGACACCAGCTCGTTCGCGACCAGGCCGCCGAAGACACGGCGAACGATCGGGAAAGCGATGTTGGTGAAGCCCTGGATCTGACCGGACGAGGCCATCGAGCCTGCGCCGGTGGAGATGCTGACCGCAGTCTCCTTGAGGACCTGAGCTGCCTGGTTCTCCAGGAGCTGGGCCATCGTCTCGCGCTTCTGCCCGTCGAGGCCGCGAAGCAGGCCAGTGCGGCTCCACTTCTCGATCAGCCGAGCGCGCTCTGCGCCGACGTGCCGCTCCTTGATGCCAGCGGCGAGCTGTTCCATCGTGAACATCTTCATGTGAAGTCTCCGTTTCGGTAAGTAGTTGGTTCAGTGTCTGTTGTGAACATCACCGCTTGGTGATGCCCGCGAGCTGTGCCCAACGCTCGGTCTCGTAGCCCTCGGTGAGGGTCTGCGTCGAGGCGGGGCGGGTCGCCCTACTGGCGGAACCGAGGACCGTGCGGTCCGTTCCCTCGCGGAGGGACGCCTTCTGCGTGGTTGCCAGGGTCTTGGTGAGCGACTCATAGACCAGCTTGGCCTCCCGCACCGTCTTCGCCTCGTCGAGCTGCTTGATGACCTGGGCCTTCTGGCGGGCCGTCAGCGACTCGGTCTGGAGAAGCTTGTTGGTGAAGAGAAGCTTCGCGTTGAACAGATTAGTTTCTGCCAACTTCTTGCGGAGGGTTTGTGCGGCCTGGTTCTCCGCGGGCCGTGCAGCCGCGCTATTCAAGCGGGCCTCGTGAAGCTTGAGAAGCTTCGACATCTTCTTGCTCCGCGCCAGCGACTCATTGAAGCGCTTGGCAACGAGAGCGTACTCCTTCTTGACCTCTGCCAGGCGCTTGCCGTTCTTGGCAGCGCGGGCCTTGGCAGCTTCCTTCTTCAGGGCAGCGGCGCGGGCCTTGGCACGCTCCTGCAGCTTCTTCTCGAAGCCGAGGCGGCGCTTGGCCTCGTGGTGGCGCTGGGCCGGGTTATCGCGGTCAACCGACGGAACCGACGTTGAGGAACCGCCGAAGTCATCGCGGCTGCGACGATCGCCGATCTGATCCAGCTCGTCGTCCTCGGTCATGGCCATGTCCTGGGGTGCGTGGACCGCTTGGTCCATGCCGTATCCCTGGGCCAGCTCGTCGAGGTCGTCCTCGTCCTGCTCGTCCATCTGGTCAGCCTCGTCCATGTCAGCCTGAACCTCATCGAGGTCTTCATCAGCCTCGCCGAGCGGGCGGGCTGCCTTGGCCGGAGAGAGGTGTGCGATGTCCTGGTCGACGGCATCGCCCTCGTCCTTACCACCGCCGAAGTCATCGAGGATGTTTGCACCGCCAGGGCCATCGCCCCAGGAAGCCGGCTTGGTCTCCTCACGAAGCGAGCGCATCCGAGCAATCTCGCGACGAAGCATGTTCTCATCGATCTCGACGATCGTGTCGTCGCTCAGCTTGCGGCTCTCCATCTGTGTATCCTCGCCTTCGGAACCTTGATCACCACCCAGGCCCAGGTCGTCAAGGCCGGCACCTTCGCCGCCCTCGTCCCCAGCGCCTTCGTCTCCTTCGCCTTCACCTTCCTCACCAGTGATGAGGTCGACGCCCACAGCGTCAAGGTTGTCTTCAACGTCGTCCGGAAGGCCGGTCAGCTTGAGAGTGAGGTCAGCCTCGTTCACTTGGCTCTTCTTCATCTTCTGCGACATTGTCATTGACTCCTGGAGCTGGTTGAGCGCCTTGAAAGTGGCTTCGAGCGAAGTTTCGTATGAACTTTTCGCTGCGGGATCGGCCACCCGTTCCTGCACGTAGTCATACATATCTTCCACTCGTGAAATCATCTGGGCGATTTGATTGCGATAGGAAGGGGTCGCCTTCACGGCGGCGCCTGCTTCCTTCAGCAGCTTGGCCTGCTTGGCAACACGAGAGACGGCCTCAGCGACCTTCTTTTCAGAGGCAGCCAGGACGGGCTTCAAGGCCTCGACTGACTCCAGGCTGATCTCGTACTCTTCGTCATCGGGCTTCGGAGCGGGCTCACCGAACATCGGCGCTGGGACCGCAGGACCAGGTGCAGTGCCACCCATCTCACCGCTGCACATTGCATCGATGTCAAGGGTCACCTTTCCTTCTGCGTCCGGCAGCGTGATTGCGCCAGCCGATCCATCAGGTGCAACGTCCGCCAGGACAGGCGCCTCAGGGTCAACACCAGGCGCTGCCAACGGATCAACGTCATCTCCAACGTCTTCCTGTAGGATGGCGCGGTCGATGAACTCCCTGATCCTTGGGGTCACTGCTTCAGTCAAGGCGCGCAGGGCGTTCTCCTCGGCCACTTGCTTGACCTTCTTGACGTCTGCCAGCGCTTCCTCGAACAGCTGCTTGGTCATGCTCTCTCCACGAACCTGAGAACTAAGTATCGGTCACCTACACAACGTGTAGCGTCAGACATTACCGCCTGAGTCACCAGGCACCTGCTTCTGACCGATCGTGTTGTTGGTGTAGATCGCCGGGCCGTCCTTGACAGGGTTACGCAGGTTCTGTCCTGCGGTGTCCTCAGTCGTGGCCGTCGCCTGGATGTCAGAGATGCTGAGCTGCGGATCGACGTCCTTGTCCTTGCCGTCAGTCCTGCCTGGACCAGGGGAGGTGATGTCAGGCGTGTACGGGTTCGCCGGGTCGCCGGGGTTGGTCCACTTGACAGTGGTGACATCGGGAGCTGCTCCGTACGACATGTCCACGCCTTGGGGGAACATCCCCAGGTCGCCGGCCTGCTGGCCGTTCGCAGGCTGCAACCCACCGACGCCGTTTGAGACGTTGGCGGTGGCCGCGGCCTGGACCAGGGCCTGTGCTGTCGTCTCATCACCGTTGGACAACGGCGTAGCAAAGGGCCCAGCAGGAAACAGCTTGCTCAGCATGGTGTGAGCCTTCGTCGCCGCGCCCCCAACGTAAGTCGTGTACCTGCCCAACAGACCCATGAGAAATTCCTCCCGATCCTAGGTAGTCAGCCGTCAGATCTTCTTGGCCAAGGACTTCATGGCACGGGCCTTCGTCTCCCGCACCTTGCCCAGGCGCCTGACCAGACGGCTCTCCTCGATCTTGAGGGCCTTCATGAAGTCGATGTGCTTGTCCAAGGAGTCGGCGAACTCGTCCGCCTCTGTCTCCTCGGTGTCCTTCGACTTATCCTCGACGTCTCCCCTTTCACCGAACTTGCCGACCTCTTCTTCAATGATCCCACGGAGCATTGCAGGCGTCAGCTTGACTGGCTTTTGGTTCTTCATCTGTGTCACCCTTCTATGGTGTGCTGATCGCTAAGTATGCGAAACGATGGGTTTACGCAGTCTTCTTGCTCGGCATGAAGGCCAGGTCAGCCCAACGGCTAGCTGTCTCCTCGCCAAAGACCTCTTCAGGCGTGCCATGGATCTGCTCCTTCTGAGAGATCTGAGGGATTGCATCCCCTGCGATGGACCCGCCTCGTTCGTTCGCCAGCTGCTCCTGCAGGGTTGTTGCAGCGGTGTCAGCCAGGATCGCTGCCATGATCGGGTTGCCCGCTGCCTCACGCTTGATCGTCTCCCGCAAGGCTGGCGGCGGCCGTGGAGCCCGGGGTGTGACAGGCGTGTCCAGCCTGGGATCAAATGTCGATGACCGACGAGGTGGGCTCACCTGCTTGCCCCTGATGGGGGCAGTCCCGGGACGAGGAGGGG